GGGATCACAATATCGGCCAACACCAACAGCTTATAGATAGCGCCCAAGGTGTTATCGGTTTGCACTATGGTGCCCGCTTTCACCACTATGTCGGCATTGATATCTGTTTTGGTAAAGGTGATATTGCCCTGGGTTTTAACGGCGAGCTTTCGCTTTAAGGAAACATCCCACGCCTTAAGCTCCAGATAGAATCCTGTAGCCGTGGCGGCGAACATAGCAGGCAGCACATGATTGGCCAGCAAGGTTTTAATCAGCCATAACACGGGTGTAACCACACAGGCCGAGAAGAGTTTCCAAAACGGCGACATAGCACTGTCGTTACTGATAATCGAGTTTGCAGCAACCACATCGGCTTCGAGCAAAGCGGTTACCCCCTCTGCAGTAAGTGGCACCCCTTCATCTGCTAATACTTTTTCAAAATCAACTTGCGGGCGTGACATAAGGAACCTCTACGATCAGTTGGCCAAATTCATAGGTGGTGGCGGTGATGGCAATTAACTCTGGTGTGCGAATATCCAACGCAATAGAACCCGGCACCAAGCGGGTGTCGGTTTCGATGAGCAGCTCCATTTCGGTATATACATCGCTGCGCAGTGTGGTGCTGCGCTGGGCCAGTAACTTAGTCACAAGGCCGGACTCCATCAGCATGTGTTTCACATCTTGAGCGATGCTGGCGCGCGTGTTGGTCAAATTTGGCTGCGCCCCGATATCGAGAGAGAAAGCCCCATCGACAATTAACAGGTCGCTGTACTTTTCAGTGGTCATCCGGTCATTAGCTCCTGATGGTCGGCAATTTCTGCAAGGCTGAAGTTCTTAGGCGGATTTTTAATGATCACATCGCCAAAGCTCAGGCTCTTGCTGTTTGATTGGCTGGCCATTCTGCTAGCCTTGGCGCTCATTGCCGCCTGCTGATTAATGCGCGGCGTAATGGCGCTGGCCATGGTCTCATTTGCCGCCGGCTTAATATCGAGCTGCTGGGTTAGCTGCTCGGGTTGGTAAGGTGCAGGCAACGAGCGTTGTATATCCAGCGACTGGCTTAATGACTCTGGCAGATAAGACTCAGGTTTTGCTAACTGCAGATGCTGTTGCTGCGTCACTGACTCAGGCTGATAAGGCTCAGGCAACATACGCTGCACATCCAGCGGCTGGCTTAATGGCTCTGGCAGATAGGACTCTGGCTGTACTAACTGCAGATGCTGTTGCTGCGTCACCGACTCCGGCTGATAAGGTTCAGGCAAAGTTCGTTGCACATCAATCGTCTGGTTTAATGCTTCAGGCAAATAGCTATCAGGTTTAACCAACTGCAGTTGCTGTTGCTGGGTTACTGCTTCAGGTTGATATTGCGGTGGCAGTGTTCGCTGCACTTCAAGCGACTGCTTTAACGGCTCAGGTATATTGCTATCTGGTTTAACCAACTGCTGGTGCTGCATCACCGCTTCAGGCTGATACTGTGGTGGCAGTTTACGCTGCACATCGAGTTGTTGAGTCAAAGGCTCTGGTGAATATGACTCAGGTTTAACTAACTGCAACTGCTGCTGTTGCGTCACAACTTCTGGCTGCGATACTTCAACTGAATTCATCCAAGGGCCATTCATTGGCACGGCGTTGGTAACATCATTTGCGGCAGTTTGCTGCAGCCACTGTGGAACAGTTTCCTGATTATGTTGTTTCAATACATCAGGGATGGCTGACTGCAACGCAGCTTGGTCAACATCCCCCATGTTTGGAATTAAATCTATCTCAACACCAGGTATGTAATTGAGCTTATCGATATACCAATTAAGGTAATCAATAAACATGCCTTTCAGTGATTCCCATGCATTGCTAAATACACTAACCAGCCCTTGCACCCACTCCCAGCTGCTCATGGTGGCAACAAGATCATCCCAGTAATAGACCAACGCCCCCACTGCGGCAATAGCCAAAACAATACCCGCCACAACCAGCCCTATCGGGTTGGCATACATAGTCAGATTAACCGCTAGCATCATCGCCCTAAGTGAAGCCATGCCAGAGGTGAGCAGAGTATTAATGCCCGCCCACGCCATAGCCGCAACGCCATAGGTGGTCATGGCCATCTTGCCAACGCCCATCATCACGGTAAAGGCACCACCTGCAGCGACTAGTCCTAGAATGGCGATAGCGGCATAACCTAAATAGCGCGTTAAGTTAGGAAAGGTTTGGGTAAACCAGAGCACCTCTTTGCCCATATCGGCTATCCAACCGACAAACTCATTAAAAGCCGGTAACACGGCAGAGCCAAAGGCGGCACGGATCACATACCAAGATTGTGATAATCGTTCACTTTGGTCAGTCATAGCTGCGGCCATCTTCTCAGCTTGCCCCATGCCTTTAACCTGACCGAGTTTATTAATTGAACCCGATAGGCCGTTGATATCTCCCATCAATAATTTAACGGTGGCAACGGCTTCTTGTGAGCCAAAGGCTTTAGCCAGTGCATCACCTTCGGCAACATCTAAGGTTTCACCATACTTACCTTTAATTTTGTTGAGTATGTCGACCATGGGAAGCATGGCACCTTGGGAGTCGGTAAACTCAAGGTTCAATGCTTTTTGTGCTTTGCCTACACCCGCCAAGAACGCCTTGTATTTAGTACCCGATTCACTGCCTGACATGGTGGCTTGCAGCGTACCGAGAATGGCCATCTGCTCATGCATGCCAATACCAGCACTTTGCGCCTCAGCGCCAATGGCAGTAAAGGCACCCGACATCTCTGCACCTGTGGTTTTAAAGGCTTGTACCGCAGTGGCCGTCATGCCCGTGACTTGGTTAACCCAGTCACCTTTGCCCATAGCGTTAGCATCATTTTTAAAGATGCCATACATGGTGCCCATGTAACTGGTGATGGTTGAAGCATCAGCCTTAGTCGCTGTCGCCAGTACGTTTGACGCTAGAGTGAATTGAGAGAGATCTGAATCACTCAACCCTGAAATAGCAGATTGAATGTCGTAACTTGAGCTAACAAAGTCGGTGGCAGACTTGCCATATTTGAGCGCGTATTCATAGGAAGTGTTAGCCAGCTGGTTAAGGGCTGAGTCTCGCACACCCAGTGATTTAACTTCACCCAGCACCCGATCCATCTCGATGGCAGGCATTAATGCACTTTGCAGTGCCATGCCAGCAGCAGCCATGCCGCCCACGCCCGTGGCCATCTGCATGGTGCCAGCTTGGTAGTTAGACGCCAGCCCATTGAACTGCTGGCTAATCTTAGCAATTGGCTTAGTGATCTGGTCAACCAAACCAACGGTAAACATTAACGGTTTTGGTAGGCTCATTGGTGATCACTCTCCCGTTACTTGCCAGAAAATGCCTTGTTCACGCCGTTAGCGGTGACTATTTCAAGGCTCTCTAAATGGTTCTTGTGTAGCCAAACCGCACGGGCAATTGACTGTTCGCTGTCATCTTCATGAGGCAGCTGATGCCGACGAATGATCAGCATCTGCTCAAGCTGGTTGTTTTCAATTGACTCAACCAGCGCGTTTATTTTTTTACTGCAATTTCCAGAATTGGCGAGAACTCACCTTTCAAGGTGCCCGCAATTTGAACCTCTGCACCAGGTGAATCAGTGAGTAACTTTTTCAGCTCCTCTTTCTGCTCCCTATCGATGGTACGCATCACAAAGTTATGCGAGCCCGTTGTAACAGAGCCACCACGGGCGATGTTGTCTACATAGTCGGAGTTATCATTCACGGTCACATTAAATTTAAATTCTGTGCTGCCGATGGTGAGGGTAATTGTCTTTTTCATTGTGTATTCCTTATGAAATAGTGATTATTTAGCAGCGTTGTTGTCACTGCTTTGTTGTAGTTCCTGGCGCGCAACTTCTAGCTCCAGTTCATGTAATATTTTTTCTCGTCTATCCCTTCTGGCTTGATACCCCCAATTCACGACAAACGTGAGCACCGCAAACATAATTCCCAGCAATATGGCTATATCATTCAACGTCAGTGCCCCACCAACAGTGCTTAACAATGAAGAGGTATAACTGGCTGAAGAGAAAGACTTCTGCACACTGATATCACTAAAGCTATTCATCGCGTTGCTCATTAACCTTCTCCTCTCTCCAGTCGTGCAGTGCTTGCCAATCGACGTTGCAGCGCCTTAGTGCTGCAATCAGTTTTAGTGAAAAGTTATAAAGTTCTGGGTTGCTCTGCCCGTGATACGCTGGTACTTGGCAATAACTCATCAGTGCCTGTGTCGGCAGTACATACTGAGTGGTTTTGATTGGCACGGTTCGCACAATAGGCGGCTTGCTTGAGCAGCTGATTAAGCTCAACAGGCACAGCAGTATTAGCCCACGTTTTAACAGCATCATTTGCCCCCTCAATAATCGCACTTACTTTTGCGTTGGTTTCACTGAGTGTTACTTCAACTTTGTTACGGCCACGTTCCCGTTCTTCGAGCGTCGAAGCGGTTAACGCCGCATCTTGCCTGAGACGATCCTTTTCGGTTTCGGCAGCAAGAAGAGCCGCTGTCACTACATCGAGATCACTCTGCAGTATCGATGCTGACAACTCGGCATTAGCCAACTCTGACTGCACCATCTTTAAGTTCGCTTTAACCGAAAACAAGCTGATACCAGTAAGCAGTAATGCCACGGCCAATAGCCCTATTAAGCCAAGGCTCAAATTATCTTTAATGCTTTGAAACATTAGATAGCTCCTTTAAACACAGCTGGCGCTCAGATTCACGGCGGTTAATTAACCCTTGCAGCTTATTGCCTTTGGCATAAACCCAGCGACTCAGCTCGTTACACGCACCAATGCGATCACCGCGATAAAGCTTTTTTCTTAGCGTTGACTCACTAAAATTGCTAGAACCTACGTTGTAGATAAAACTCAGATAGGCAGCGTGTTCACTGGGAGTAATATTTTGTGGTACTAGCTTTACTAGTTGCTTGTTATAGAGTTCAAGATCATCAGCAAGCATCGATAAACACTGCTGCTGAGTGAACGATTGACCGAGCTCAACCTGTGGACCCGTTCGGCCAAAGCAGGCTGTGACAATACCAACAGGATCAACATACGAGCCCAATATCAAGCCCTCTTGTTGGGCTACCATCGCGCCACCAGTCAGCAATGCACCAGATAGACCAAGCGACACTAACAGAGGTTTGAACTTACTCATCGTGTCGCCCTTCTATCTGCAAACATCTGGCATTCGAGACAAAGTTCAACACCTAGTACCGCTTTTC